ATAATTAGATTTCTTAGAAATTGTTTGATTATTTTTTGATAATAAATATTTAAAATATTTCCACTTCTTCCATCCTTTATCAATGCTTAATATATTGGCAGAAACTAATACTGGGTTGTTACTTTTATCTTTATAAATTTTAAGAAATTTTAGTTGACAATAAACATAATCTTTATAATCATCTTTATCCAAAATACCCTTAGAATCTTTTTGAAGTTTATAACAATATTTAAAAACAGATGACTTGCGGGGATCTGTTTTTTTACTGATTTTTTTATCAATAATATTGGGAAAAAATTTATTAAAATATAAATCCCAAAAATAATATATTGTTAATGCATTAATTTCTTGTTCGTCTTTTATGTTATATTTTGAGCAAATTAGCGAAATATAGTTGAAAACATCAGTTTCTTTTTTTTCTATGTTTTTAAAAAAATCTAAATTAAATTTTTTAACAGAATCTTGATCAATGGAATTTGGCAAATTCATACTAATATGTATTATAAGGAATAAAAAATGAAAATACAAACAATAATAATAAAAGTAAAATTTGACGATGATGAAAAAAATCCTAATTTCTGGGACTGGAACCATTTGCTAGGATGTAAAGATTGTGTAGAATTACAAAATTATGGATTGGCAGAAAAAATAAAAGAAGATGAATGAAATTAAAAAAATAAAACAAGTAATTAGCAATATTACTTATGGAATAAAGACAAAAAAAGGAATCAGACCCAGTGCAAACAAAAATTCTTTAAAAAATGGATTCAAAAAGCCAATCACTAATAAACTAATAATAAATCACATAAAAAACAAAGATACCTTATATTATTACGGAAACGAAAAACAAAATGAAACTTTAGTAATGATTGATATAGATGTGAACAAAAAAAATAAAAAAGGGTCAAGCAAAGGAGCTATTGAATTTGCAAAGTATATAAATAAAAATATTTTCAAAACATATTATGAAACCAGTACAAGCGGAGAAGGGATACATAGCTACTTTATATTAAATAAAAAAAATTATAATGCAAAAGAAGTTAACAAAATACTCAAAAACTTCCAAAATTTTTTACAAAATAAATCAAAAGAAATAAACGCAGACATAGAATTAGTAGAAATAAAAGGAACATTATTTGAAGTTGAATATAAAAATAAAAAAATAGAAAATATAAAATATGGAATGCTTGGTAAAATACCAAGAAATATAAATGGTGTTTTCGAATTAGATAATATAAAAATAGAAGACATAAAAAATAAATTTAATATAGATAACTTTAAAATTAAAAAAAATGGAAGTATATCCGAGAAACATATAAATAAAGAAGAATTAGAAAAAATAAAAGACTATGAAGAAATTGCAAAAGAATTATTAGGCATAGAAAAAGTTAAAACAGGAAGATTTGCAATTACAATTAAAGATATGGCAATATCTTTAATGTTTTTAAAGTTTTTAAAAGAAAATAAAAATAAAGACAATACATTGCCAACTAAAAGGATAGAAAAATTATGGAAAGCGGTGTATAGATGTAAAGATATAGATAGAGGGTGGAACCATCATAGATGGAAAGGAATAAGAGATATTTTGAGTAAACAAGGGTTGATAAACTGGATAGACAATAGATATCAAATATCTACAGATAAAGAAGAAGGAATAGCATGTAAATGGGAAATAAGTAAAAAACTGTACACGTACATTAAAAATGTAAAAAGAGAAGAAGGATCATCCTTGGTGGATACTAAACCACCAAGTCAACTAGTTAATAATGAAAATATGCTATTATTTAATAAAAATAAAGATTTATTAATGTATTTTCCTAAAAAAATTAAAGAAATATTGTTTGAATATTGTCATAAAATGCCAAAATTAAGTTTAATTACCCAAGAAAATAAAAATTTATTTTTTAATAATGCTTATAGTTATATAAAAAGTCAATTTTGCGTAGCTTAGTTTTTGCATTTTTTAAAGTTATCCGGTATCATTAAAAAATGAATCAAAATTTAATTGAATTTTCAGGATTCTTAGTAAATGCAGTAGAACAAAAGGTGTTGTACCTGCACACAGACCCTGAGATTATGGATGTCTCCAATAAAAATTTTAAATTTAATTTAAAAATTAGTTATTCCAAAAAAGAATATTCCATAAACATTGATAAAAATAATATTAAGCAAATATACAGCTTAATGAAAGAGTCTATTTTTAAAAATAAAATAAAAATAATTAGTTATAATTTCAAAAATTTCTGCTCCATACTCAGGGCTTCAACGAATAAGGAAATTGAAATAGAGAGCGATATTTTTGATTTAAAGATCATATCTGGTATTTTGGGATCAAAGCTAGAAAATATGCCTAGTGGCTTTAATGAAGCTTACAAGAGCTTTAAACTGCTTTTAGAAGGTAATTGGGATAAAATAAAGCCTATATATAAAAAAATTTATTTACCATTGATTACAAAAGTTATTCCAGGGATAGAAAATCATGGCGTTGTAGACATAAACAAAAAGATAATTTTAAAATCTTATTATGAAATAGAGGCTCAAGAAAACTCTAGATTATCAACTTTTAACTGTATGCAAAATTGTTTTCTTCCTATGAATTTAAAAAAAGAAGACAAAGAAAATTATCTACCCTTAAATCAAGATGATTATTTTGTATATTTTGATTATAAAAATATGGAGGTTAGCATTTTAGAAAGTCTGACTAAGGATCCTAGTCTGCACAATATACTTAAAAATTACAATGATTTTTATGAAGGTTTATACAAAGAACTTATAAATAAGCAAGATTTTGATAAAGATAAAAGAAAAAAAGTAAAAAATATATTTTTACCGTACATATATGGAGCTAGTGAAAAATTGATCAGTCAAAAATGTAATTTAAAAATAGAAGTAGTAAGTGAAATTTGCAGAAGAATAAGAGAGGTCTTTAGTAAAACTTTTATATGGCTAGAAGATTTTTCAAATTCTAAAGATGAATTTAACTTTTATAAAAATAAATTTGGGAAAAAAAGAAAAATAGAACAAAAATATAAATCTATAAATTTTATTGTTCAATCAACAAGTTCTATCTTTTGTCTAGATAAATTAATTGATATATACAATGTTTTGGAAGGTAAAAACATAAATTTTTATATACATGACGGATATGCTTTTACCATAAATAAAAAAGAACTTGACTCTAAAATAAAAATGATTAAAAATATAATGTTAGAAGAAAACGATGATTTTAAAGATCTTGTTTTAAATGTAAGCTGTTCATATGGAAGAAACTTAAACAACTTGCAAGATTTTAATTTTTAAAGAGGTAAAATGAAAAAAATATGCGATAGCTTTCCGATCACAGATAGTGAATTTTTAGAATTACAAAAAAAATTTGGCAAATTATGTTATTATGCCGCCCATCAATTAAAAAAGAAAAATTCTAAAAACAATACAACAGATGATATTGAAGATATAAATCAAGAATTACAATTAAGCATAATTAGAGCTGGAAGTTACTACAAAAGACAGGTTTATATAGAAAATTGTTTTTCTTTGCTAGATCTTTATATAAAAGATGAAAGCTTTAAAAGTTTCTTAAATTATTTAAAATATCTTTGGAAAAACAGAACAAGACACGGTGCAAGCCATCAAAAATTTGGCGAATATCAAGAAACATTATTAGAAAATTTAATTGATAAGTTCGTCGCAGAAGAAAAAAAGCCAAATAGATCAAAATTTTTAAAAATGGACAAAAAATTTATTACTTATTGCAAAGCTATACTTTGGAATGGACAAAAATTAATTGGGAAAAAAATTACAAAAGAAAAAAACATTAGAACTGGACTTTGTAGTTTAAGCGAGTATGATTACTTGGGTTCAAATTAGAAAAAATTATGCAAGAAGTAAATCTCACGGAAGAAGAAAAGGCAAGATTAGAAGAATTAAAATCTTCTGAGGACATAAGTTCTAACAAATTTGGTTGGGATGAAAACTTTCAATCAATGATGTTAGGATTGTTATTAACTGATAAATTTTTTTTAATACAAAGCCTAGACAAAATAAAGCCAGAATATTTCTCTAAAGAAACACATGTTTTAATTTGTAGAATATTGTTTGAGTATTTCGATAAGTATAATGATCTACCAGCCAGCTGGATAATAAAACAAGAAATAAAAGATAGATTAAAAGGCAAAAAACCAGAAATAATATTATATTATGACTCAGAATATGAAAATATTGTTGATTTTATGGTTCCTGGAATTGAATCCCGCCAGGTATTAACCGATAAGATTACTTATTTTGCTAAAGTTCAAAGTTTAAAAATAACTTTTCATAAATGTCTAGAAAGAATGCAAAGAGAGCCCGAGAGCGATAAAACTTGGAGCTACATATACGAACAGATTCGACAGACGATGACAATAGACAAAAATTATGAATCTGGCTTAGAATATTTTGAAAATATTGAAGAAATGTTTGAAAGGATGCAAAGAAACATAGAATCAAAAGAAATATTCACTAGCGGGTTTCCATCTATAGATACAAGCTTAACAGGAGGTGGTTTGTTTAGAGGTAACATAGGAGCCTGGATAGGCCTTCCTGGCAGCGGCAAAAGCTTGGTTATGTGTAAAACTGCCGTAGAGAATGTAAAATTAGGCAAGAAAGTCTTGTACATAACAATGGAAATGGACGAGTTAGGTATAGCCCAAAGATTTACCAGTCAATATTTCCAAAAAGATATAAATGATTTAATGAGTTCTAAAAAACAAATTATAGAAGATGTTCAAGAATTCAAAAAAGATAAATTAGATCCAAATTTATTTATTATAAAACAATTTCCAGGCGGGACAATGGACGTAAATGGAATTAGAGCATATTATAGTCAAATGGTAATGAGAGGATTCAAGCCAGATCTTTTAATTGTAGATTATGTAGGAGAAATGAAAGATGATCCTAATGTCCAAAAGTATGAAAGTGCATATAGAATATTAAGGGATTTAAGAGCTTTTGGAATAGAGCAAAATCACTGCACTATTACCTGTGTTCAACCTAATCAGAGTGCTGCTAAACTAGATGCATCGCAGTATATAGATGAAAGTAATATTGGAACTAGCTTTGATCAATATAAACCACTTGATTGTTTTTGGAGCATAAATCAACAAGTTTCTGAAAAAGATGCTGAGGTCGGCCGAGTCTTTATTATCAAACACAGAAATGGCAAAAGTAGGACTGCGTTTAAAATAGGTTTTAATTATGATCTTGGAACATTAGATGTTTATGAAATAAGTGATGAGTCATATAGACAAAAAATGAATGTTGTTGACTCTAAAAAGAAAAATGAGATAATGGAAAACAAGGATGCAATAACTAAAGATCCAAATTCTAAACCAAAAAAGAGACAGAGAAGTAGATTGGGCTTCTCTGCAGAAGAAGATGAAGAAGGCATGTCAATGCCTAATTTTGTTGAAAATGATATAGATAACTTAACGTCAGAAGCAAATTAAAAAGGAAACATAATGAATCTTCCACCTACTGAAATATTAACCGTTACTGTAAACGGAAAAGAGATAAAATTAGACCCAAAAAATATGGAATTTGCAGACAATAATATTAATGAATATATGCAAAAAGAGTATGGATGGATAGATTATTTTGGCAAACAATTAGAATTAGCCCAAAAAGCTAGAATGATAGCTGAGATTGAGGCAGAAGAAGTTTATAGCAAAAAATATGTAGAGGCTAAAGATAACGGTGGAACAGAACAATATGCAAAGGCAAAAGCAAACGCAGACGAAGAGGTGGTTCGAGCAAAAAAGAATGTTGTAGAAAAAAAAGAAATAGAAGGCTTTTTAAAAGCTCACTTAAGAGCTTGGGATAAAAATCATGACAATGTTCAAAATAGAGGACATAGTTTAAGAAAAGAGTTAGACAAATTAAATAAAGATATATATAAAACTATAGAAGATGACTTTGATAAGTTTACTTCTGAGGCTTAAGATGCAATATAAAGTTGATCCAGATAATATAACAAATTTTGACTTAACTGATGATGAATTAGAATTAAATTTATTGTTTTGGATTTTTGCTGCTGGCAAAAATGGTCATACTTCTGCAATTTGTTTAAAAAATTTTTTAGATTACTTTGGAGAAGCTTCTAAAGAAACAACTCCTTTTAAAATAATATTATCAATTAAAAATTTACCTTTTGCACTTAAAAAATTTGGAGTAGGGTGTTACAATAATAAGTCCAAAACAATATTAAATTTAATAAATAAGAATTTAGATTTAAAAAAATGTAGCGTCGAAGAATTGGAAAGTATTTGGGGTCTAGGATCAAAAACTGCTAGGTGTTTTTTAATACATACTAGAAAAAATCAGAGACTCGCAGGATTAGATAGACATATACTTTCTTTTCTAAAAGATTTAGGATATAATGTTCCCAAGCAAACGCCTAATAAAAATCAATATAAAAAAATAGAAAACATATTTATTGAAATAGCCGACAAACTAAACAAAACACCGAGCGAGCTTGATTTAGAAATATGGAAAAAGAAAAGAATATTGCCGAAGAAAAAAATAGAAAAAGTTTTTTAAAAAAATATGAATTGCCAATAGAACGCCCTAATTTCATAGAATATTTTTTGCTTTTAGCTAGCGATGTTTCTTTGAGAAGCGACGATCCAAATATTAGGCATGGTGCAATAATTACAACATTAGAACACAACATAATAGGAACTGGCTATAATGGGACTGTACAAAAATCTGATTTAAATAAAATACCTTTAAATATAAGAGATAAAAAAAGAAAATACATGATTCATGCCGAAGAAAACGCAATGCTAAATTGTATGATAAACCCAAAAGCTATCGGAGGAGCCAGAATTTTTGTTACAGGGCTTCCTTGTATTAATTGTCTTCAAAGATTGATTAACTTTAATATTAAGGAGGTCTACTATGCAGATAGAGTTGGAACTATAACCGAAGACGAAGAGTCTCATATGATAAGAGCAAATATAATGGAAATGTCTGATATAAAATTATTTAAAATAAAGATAGATTCTTTTTGGATGAAAAAAAATTATGTTTAATGAAATAGAAAAAGAATTAAATAAAAATATAATATCAACTAGACAATTAACTTATAATTTTAAATTTATAGATAATAATTCAAAAAAAACCACAAAGTATAACGATGATATTTATATACCTTTTTTTTATCATTTAGGAAAATTTATTGAACCTTTAAAAGTTTTTGAATTAGGGATAAATCTCTCTTTTTTAAGCTCTGTTTTTTTTAAGTCCTGCAAGAAAACAGAGTATTTTTTAGGATTTCAACAAAAGTCAAAAAGCTATTTTAATACCAATATAGCAAGAAGCAACTTAGCAATAAATTATAATAATAAGTACGACATATATTGTGGCGAATTATCTGATGAAGAGTTTTTATTATTATTTAATAAAAAATTTGATTTAATTATAATAAATCAAGAATATAATTACGATAAAATGTTTGAAATCACTGAAGAATTTTATTTAAATAAGCTTAACAAAAATGGTTTTTTTGTTTTTAGTGATTTGACAAAAAAAAATATTTTTGATATATTTAAAAATATAGTAAAAAGTTACAATCCGACACATACGGTTGTTAACCATAAAATAGGAGTAATAATAAAATAAATGGGATTTGAAATCATATATCACTATCAAGAAAAAAAAGAAAATGGTTACGAAGAAAATATAAAAACATTTAAAAAAAGATTGGGAGATCCTTATGAAGATTTTTCTTTAGAAGAGCTTTCTAAATCAATATTTCTACAACTTGCAAGAAGAGATATATACGTTAAGGATTTAGAAGTTTATGAAATTACAAAAAAGAAAATTAAATATAAAGAAACTAAAAATGGAATTGTGCTAAAAAATAAAAAATACCTGTTTAATGAAGAGGGTGTGCAAGTAATAGTAGAATCAGAAGATACAGAAGAGCAAAATGATTTAATTCAAAAGGCCGAAATTAAAGCAAAGCAAATTGATAATAAAGAAAATAATCTAAAAAAAGAAAATAATCTAAAAAAAGTTATAAGAAGAATGATATTTGTACCCGAACCCCAACAGCAAATAGATCTTCTTAAAAACGGAATCAAGTTAACACCTGATAAGGCATACGATATATATCAAATTGAATCGCATCCTAACGGCGTAAATCAAATTTATACTTTAATTGATGATAAAAATTTTACGCAAAAAGTTTCCGACCTTTGTTTCTTACCACCCACTAATTTAATCGGACAAGATGAAGACAATTTTCAAGAAAAAGAAGTTAACACTCTTAATTGGAGTGGAGTTATAAGAGAAGATTTACCATCTTTAAGGAAAGGTTTATAAAATGTCAAAAAAAAGACAAATAGAAAGAAAAAAGAAGAAGAGAGAAGAAATTGCTAAAAAAAGAGTTTTAGCAAGAAGAGAGCAAATTAGAAAACAAAGAAAAAAAGAAAATGAAGAAAAATCTAAGTATGAGATAGAATATGAATTAAAAAACGGCAAGCCAAAGCCATATATAAAAAATCAAAATCCAGAAGATATAGCAAAGAAAGATAAGGCAATTATAGAACAAATAGAAAAAAATTATAAAATATTAGAAGAGTTGGAAAAACAATATGTAAAAGAGCAAAAGAGTAAAAATAAAAAGGACAAAAAAAATAAACCTAAAATAAAATCTTATAGAAAGCTTAGCATAAAAGAAAGAATACAATTGCATAAAGAGGGCAAAAAAGAAATTACACTATACCCAGGCGACACCATAACTAGCTATGATGTCAAAGAATTTTGAAATTTTTTGTTTGAACTTTATTTTTTTTTGGATATAATTCAAGACACAGTTGATAAAAAATTTAAAAGGAGAAAATTCAATGGCTGCTTATGATTCTTTAGATCTATCCGAGATTGCCGCCGAGAGCACAAGAGTAAACTCAAAGACTCAAGTTAATAGTGAAAATAATCTGTATGTAAGATACCCAGAAGGCAATTCTTTTATCACTTTAAGATTTCTTCCTAGAAGAAAAGGCGAACACCTTTTTTGTGCCACAAAGTTTCATCGCCTAAAAGATGGCAACGGAAATTTTAAAATTTATTTTAGCCCGAAAAAACTTACTAAAACTGAAAAAGGTGATTTTCGTTGGATTGGCGAAAACACTGTTATTGATAAATACCTAAGAGATTTGTGGGCCAAGAGCGAAAAAGTTTCCGGCCAAGAACAGGAAGATTTAAGAAACAAATATAGAGAGCTTAAGGGTATAGAGAGGTATTACTATAATGTTATAGTAAGACAAGAAAAAGACCCAAAAACAGGCGACGTTATTAAAAATGTTGGCCCTAAAATTTTAAGCTGTGGCAAAACTATTCACGCTCAAATTATGAGAGCAATAGTTGGTGACGAAGCTGCCGGAGAAGAACCATTGGGCGATATAACTAGTCCTAAAAATGGTCGAGACTTCAAGTTGGTTAAAAAGATCGTAAAGGGTGCTAATGGAGTGGAATATCCTAATTACGACCAATCAAAATTCATGGACCCAAGTCCTATGGGCGATCCTGATGAGATAGAAAGATGGGTGGAAAGCCTTCATGATTTACAAGCAATTAGAGTTATTAAAACTGATGATGAACTCAAACATGCCTTAAAAGTTCACTTGGGCTTAATAAATGAGCAAGGCGATTCCGACTACGACGCAGAAGAATTCTCTAAAAAGAATTCCGAAGAAGTAGCAGTGGCCGTTAAGCCAGAGAAGCCTAAAGCAAAAAAGAATTTGATAGAAGACATTGTTGAAGAGGCTGCAGCCGAAGAAGAAGAAATAATGGCTGACGACGAATTTTTAAAAGAAATAGATGATCTGTAATTTTTAGACACTAATTAAAAAATCGGGGCGAATATTATTTTTCAATATTCGCCCCGATTTATTTTAGATGTTGCTTTTATTTTTTAAAAAGTTATAATAATTTAAAAGGAAAAAAAATGGGAAGAAAAAAATTAGAAAATAGTGGCGATGATTTTTTTAGTGATATCGCCAAAGAGACTGGTGGAGACATATTAAGTGATATAGATAGCGTCAACTACTTTGTAGACACGGGCAGCCTAGCATTAAACTATATATGTAGCGGGAAATTTATATCTGGAGGAATTCCAGGCGGGAAGCTCACAGAGATATACGGCCCCTCAAGTAGTGCTAAGAGCTTAATTGGAAACAACATATTATACGGCTGCCAGAAGATGGGTGGCGTTCCTGTGCTGCTTGATTGTGAAAATAGTGCCAATAAAGAATTTATAGAAAGTGCTAGTCACATAGACAATAAAAGACTTTTAAGATACTCTCCTCAATCTTTAGAGGATGTTTTTTCTAAAATGTATTCTGTCATTGATAAAATAAGAAAAAAGAATAAAGATATACCAATAGTAATAGTATATGATTCAATAGGCGTCAGTCCATCTGCAAGAGAGCTTAGAGAAGTAGATCTCCCAGAAGACTACGACAAGGCTACTTATAAAAAAATAGTGGGCGGCAATGAACAACCTGGCGAGCGAGCCAAGATATGCTCAAGAGAATTAAGAAAATTAAATAGCGTAATGGCTGATACGGGTGCCACAGTTATTATTCTGAATCAGACAAGAGAAAAGATAGGAATAATGTTTGGTAACCCAGAGACAACTGCCGGTGGCGGAAACGCTTTACCATTCTACGCTAGTTGTAGACTAAGACCTCAAACACAAAAAAAGATAGAGAAAAAAATTACTGCTAAGAAAAATAAAATTTTAGGAGTTAATCTTAAAATAAAAAATGTAAAAAATAAAACCCATAAACCGTTTGTTGAAAGTGAAGGTATACAGCTATTATTCGACAGAGGCGTAAATCCTTTAAGCGGCCTATTAAGCTGTCTGCTTGAAGAAGAAAGATTAATAGCAAAAGGTGCAGGTAACTTTATTATTAAAGATGAATTTTTAGGTGAAAACAAAGAAGATAATAAGTTCAAGGCTAGCATAGAAAGAAATGATTTACCTCTAGATATATTGTTAAGCAATCCAAAGCTTATAGACGCCAGTTCCAGAGAAGAGGTTGAATCATACATGAAGCCTTATATGGCTGCTATTAATTTTCAACTTGCAGATGATACTATGGAAGTTGATGTAAAAGAAGATGATGATGAAACCATAGACAATGAGGTTTTAGGGGAATGATTTAAATTTTAATTATTTTATTAAATACAAAATCTTTTGACAATTGCCAAATAAAATTTTTATTATCTTCAACTCCGCCTGACAAGATTATATAGTTATCTTCAATTATCAATGAAGACACAAATGCTAGGTGTTCGTCCATATACTCGTTAACTACAGGTCTTTCGCAAAATTTTATAGGCTTAAGATTTTCATCTAACACAACAAAATAATGATTATACTTTCTTTTTTCATAAGATTTAGTATGAATTAAATATAAATAAACATTTTTTTCTTTTAAATAAACCGGATTAGTAGAGCCTCCTGTATTAACAATGTTTCCAAAATACAAATCATCATTGGGCCCATTAAATTCCCATTTTATATTTATATTGGTTTCAAAAACCAAATTATCAAAGTCTATACATTTATAGACAACATATCTTGGTGTAGTCGAATATATAAAATATAATTCTTTTTTATATTCAAAAAAAAGCCAATTTTTTTCCCACACCTTATCCCAAGCTGTATTTAAACTTCTATCTTTTATTTTTACATCACCTAAAAATTTAAAGTTTTCATCTAAAATAGAGACTTTTGTATTAAAATTTTCATCTATGTAAGAAACCGAATAAAAGTTTTTTTGATTAAAAGTAAATATTCTATAATCTTCAAATTTAGCGATATCATTATACCCAGTTATAAATCTTTCTTTTTCTTCTATAATATTCAAGCTTTGATCAAATTTTAATTCTAGCAGGCTTCTGCAGTCTCCTATTTTTTTTAAAAATTCAGTTCTAGAAGTATCTTTGTCTAACCTAGCGACCCCATAATATGTGTCGTCTTCACATTTTTTTAAAGTTAAATTATGAGATACTCCTAATTTTGATTTATATTTTTTTATTTCCTTGTTTCTTTGTATTCTCCAAGATCCGTCGAATAAATGTATTATGTATGCGTCATCTATTGAATTAAATGGATCTTGATAGTCAATATATGCATTTGAATGAGATTGATTTGACCCAAATCTATTTATGCTAAATAAAACAGAAGAATCCTTATTTAAATCGCCTTTTTCTAATTCTTGTATTTTGTGATCAAAATAGTTCATTGCATGCTTTGTTATTCTTCCTGGCCCTGTATTGAGTAAAACATTGTCTTTTATAGGATTATTAAAAATATCTAATATTAAATTTTTGAAAAAATCATGTCTTGGCTTGGCCGCGAAAGACCAATTGCAAACAGAAACTACTTTTTCTCCATACACCATTCCTATTTGGTCCATACCAAAGGTCTTTGCTATTTCCAATGGTAGCAGAGCCTCTATGCCTAGGATTAAATCGTGGTGTTTTATCCATTCATTTAAAGATATATTGCAATAAGTGTCGGCATCTGTATAAACGCCTCCGTATAAGTACACAACACAATATCTCCAGAAGTCTGCTCTTTCTCCACCATTTTCTAAACTTTTAAATAATAACAATGCATCAAAACCCAAAAGATTTTTTAGATTTTTATTTTCTTTTTCAAAAAAGTTTAAACATTCTTTGTCTGAGAAATATTTTAAATTCCAATACTCGTTTTTGTCTTTAAAAGATTCAACCATATAACTATTTACATAAACAGAATCATAAGTTGTAAAATATATGTTTCTTGGTATTTGTTGATATACTATATTTTTTTGATACAAAGAATAAAAAGAAGGGTTGTTTATTGAGTTCATTTCCGAAGACTTTTCTTGGTATTCCGTAAAAATAAAATCTTCTTCATTAAACTTTAGCGTTTTAGAAGCCCAGTCATGCTTCATTATTTTTAATAGATAATCTTTTTCTTGAAACACGCCTAATTCAAATTGTGCCTCTTCATTTCTTTGTAAAATATTGTTTACAGATTTGCCCAAAAGAGAAGGCCCAGAAATGTCTAAATAATAACACTTTCTTAAATTTTCTACATTTTCTACAATTCTTTTTATTTGTTCTTCTAAAAAAGGATGTTTTGGCAAGCATGCAATAAATCCATTTGCCAAAAAGTTTTTGGCCATAGGATCATCTCTGGCAATTATGAATTCATCATCTTCTTTTATCAACTCGTTTAAGGGTTTAAGGCATATCATATCGGAATCTACATAAACGCCACCTTTTTCATAAAGTACGCAGCATCTCCATAAATCAGCCTTAAACGCACCAGGAATTAAAGAGAGATATGAATTTAATACTCTTTTATCAAAATATTTTTGTATAAAGTCACACCTATCTTTTTCATTAAAAAAATAATGTTCGTAATCAGGATTAAGATTGATCCAGCTTTTTACGGCTTCATACATTCCTTTTGGCAAATCATAGCTTTCAAAAGTTTGATATATTACCTTGGGTATCTTCTGTTTGTTTGTATTATTTGTTTTATTTTCCAAATCAAATTCAACATCTATTAAAAGAATTTCCCCCCATCCTCCTTTGTTAACATCTGTTCTTTTAATAAAAAGAGAATTCTCTCCTTGTAATTCAACATGAAATTTATCTGGCCATTTCTTGAATTTTCTTGGATGAAATATAGGATTGATATATTTTTTATTTAATTTTATTATTTTTGAATTTTCATCCGATGTTCCTGCATTTATTGTTTCTGAAGAGGTGTTCTTGAAATAAGAAGGGCTGTAGTGCTTGATAGAAAATCTTTTTTTAGTGAAAAGCAAATCTATGTCTTCGCCTCCGGCTTTGTTCGGATAATCCAAATTTTTAATAGGATAGGTGTCAGTACATTCGATAAAGTTTCCGGCTATATTTTTGTTAACATATGTTGATTCTAAAACTGTCGGAATATCATAGCCTTCGTATTCAAATGTTCCGCCCCAATTATTTCCATGAACATGATTCAATACAAAGAATTTTTCTAGTTCTTTACACAATTTTACAAATCTTTCTCTAAATTCTTTTATGTTTAGAGAATGAAATTCTATACAAATTCCTGATACTAATTTTGATAATTCAAATATGTCTGTTCTTTCAAAAAAATCGTACTCAGATCCCTCTATATCTATTTTTAATAATACACTGTTTTTTATACCAAGTTTTTTGTAATGATTGAAAAACGTATTACATTTGTCGCCAAAGCCAAGCCCTTCGTTAAAAAAACTAATCAAACCATCTTTGAATTCATCTATATGAACGGTATGATCAAACAAATATGCTGGCTTGTTGTATTTTTTAACAAACTCTTTTTCAAAGCCTATATTTTCTGGCCTGCTTATGAAGTCCCCTGCACCGTACGTGAACAATGAGTCTACATTCGATAACACGCAATCAGATACAACATATCCACCGTCTTCTTTTGGCCCTAGTCTGATTTTTTTATATTTTAATTTTTTAGGAGTTATTAATTCTATAAAATCAGACATTTATTTTCATTAAAAATTTATTTTTTGTTTTTTTGGCCCTTTAATTTAAATAAAGCATCGGCCGCAATTGGCATAAAGTAGCCATCCGGATATTGTGATCTCACGGCAGCATCAGGATAAGCCCAAGTTGCAATAGCTGCTCTTTTTGTTTTTTCGTCTAAACTAAATAAAGGTAGTTCTTTTTTATTATCTTCGGCCCATCCTAAAAAGTTCTTCATTTTTAATACTCCTAATATAATCTTTATAGTATATAGTATCTGGATTTTATTTTTTTTAGCCTATATTAATTTTATCCATTGATTTATTTTATACTCTGGTAGTCCACAAGAAGATTTAACATACGAGTCGTCCGTGTTTAAAAATTTATTTTTATATATTTTATAAATATTTATCAAGTTTACTATATCTAGTATTTCCCGATCACTCCATCCAGAATCTTTAATTTGATTTATTTTTTCCAAAGGATTATCTTTTAGCAACCAAGCACTAGTTAAAAATCTATCTCCGATTGCTTCTTCTGGAATATTTTCGTTGCTTAGGCTACATTTTGGATATACACTATTCAGCAATCCAGAATCTTTATAAAAATTAATATATTTGTTTCTGTCTATATCTTGATTTTCATACCCAGTCAAAAACTCATTTTTGTACATTGGGTTTGGCCCAATTTGACTTGTAGTGCTTACTAATTTATTTGGAAATTTTTTGTTATTTCCATATCTGGATTCCATTCTAATGTATCTGTGTGCTGTTATTGGATCTTCTTTTATTTTTTTTGAAAAATTACCTATACTTACTACTTGTCCATCTTTAAGATGATGTGCTCCTCCATAAATATCTATTAACTCAGTATTTTCCCCATCACTATTTTTTAAAGGTATATACATTGCATTTATTGTGAAGTCTCTGCCTTTAGCATCTTCCCCTAGATCAGAGGTCAATTCCAAATCTACAGGAACTTGGCTGCGGCTTTTATAAGATTTACTTAGAGGAGATAAATAAAATTGATCTCCGTTAATGCTTATTATAAACTCTATAGGTTTATTTTTTTGATCTGTTTTTGTAATTGAGTAGCTATATTTTGACTCTTTATTATTTTTATAAATTTTACTGTGATTTAATATCATTTCTATTTCGCTGGGAGATGCGTCTACTACTAAATTATAATTTCTCGGAGTCTTTCCTTTTAAGTGATCTCTGACCGCACCACCCGTTAAATATAAAGTTTTTTTCTTAAGCTTAGGCTCTACTTCTCCTTTATTTTTATCTAAAACCGTATAGCCTACACCAACGTCTTGGCTTCTTTCAAAAGTTTTCATCAAAATTCTTAGGTTTGAATGATTATTTTTATCAACAATAAAAGGTTGAAACTCTTTATCAAAATCTGATTTGTTTAATTTTATTTTAGAGATAACTTGATTATCTGCAGTGTTTTCTTTTAAAAGTATATAATTTTTAAAGTTTCCCATATTTTTGTCCAGATATTATATATATTATTTTTAAATATTTTTAAATTGGAGGAGGGTTTATCCCTAGTTTGTATAATATAAAACTTACTACTATTATCCAAACTATTTTAATAATAAAGTCTATTGTGCCACTCCAAAAACTATCTGTTTGGGAGTTTTTTATTTTTATTGATTCAAATAAACTTTCTAATAAATGAATTTCTTTCTTTGTCAGGTTATTTTCTTGCCTTATTTCTTTTAATTTTTCTTCAATATTTTTTATTTTTGAATCAAGTACTTGATAATTTTTTTCTGCTGAATAGAACTTTTCTAAAACTGTTTCTATTTTATCTAAAAAAAGCTTCATACATTTTATTCTTATATAGTATATATATATTTAATGGAAGAAATAGCTGAAAATTTATCGGTAAATCCTGAAATAAATCCAAAAGATTTAAAAGAAGTTATTCCGAGCATGAATGTGCAAATGCCATCAAAAAACCCAGAAAAAGACGATGTTTCAACTATCGTCTCAGATGATCAGCTTATGGATATTTACAAAGAGATATTGGGAAACATAAGAGAAGATAGAAAGCAAGTTTCTGAGTTCATAGATAATTTTGCAGATATGGTTATAAATGAAGGAGACTCAACCAGCTCTAGCAAAGAGTCTTTGGTCAATTTAATAAAAGTGAAGACCGAGATATCAGACAAAATGTCAAAAATAGCTGATTTAATGACTAGGATAAAATTAAAAGATAGAGATACTTATCCAAAATATTTGTCAGCCAATCAAAATAATACAATAAATATTAGCTCGTCCAAGAGACAGCTAATAGAGGCCATTAATAAAAAAGGGAAAATAGTAGATGAAACATAACACTTTAAATTTTTGGATAGAAGAAGAATCACCTGAATTAAAAACTCAACAAGGTTCTCCCCAAGACCCTGCTATTGTTCCTCAAGAGGATCAAGTTGAAAATCCAGACGAAGAAAAATCCAAAACAGAACCAGATAGCCTTGCTCAGGCTCCTGAAGTTCAAGACGATCAAATAGTGCCAGATATTCCAGAAGAAGATAAAGATCAAGATAATTTTGAAAGTTGGAAAATGAAGTTTTTTAAAGACAGTATTAATTCTTCTACCAATGACTTAATAGAATCAATCGAACAAATTAGAGATGATGACTTAGATTCTTATCAAAGAAAATTTGTAGAAGATAATTTGCAAATATTGTTTTTAAAACAGAATGCAAATATAGAAAAAGCTAACAAAGAATTAAGAAAGCTTATTAATTCTGAATTAGACGAAAATAATCCAAGCGTTTCTTTGGCAAATCATTTAGACTATGTATTTAAAAAAATGCCTGAGCTACTTAAGGTTTTGATTAAAATAAAAGGAACATTAGGAATGAAAGCCGACCTTCATAGAAAATATTTATCTTCTTTGCTAGGTGCAGTACAAGTGGGAAGTGGCTCAGAAAACGAAGATATTATATATAATAATGTTAATTATTCAATAAAGATATCCACAAGATTTAATGAAAAATGGGGCAAAGTTGATCTTGGAAAATGGGGATTAAAAATTAATGATCAAGAAAAATACCTAGAAGAGCCAGAGCTAAAAAGACTTGAAGAAGGTAGTCCTGAAGAAAAAGAAGTTTTAAGAAAAAGAATAATAGTAGAATCAATTTCAGATTTTTATAAAGAGAGAAGCTTTTTGATAAATGTCGTGGGCCCAGAAGGCACTGTTTATTTGCTTGCAATAGATTTAAATAGCTGTTTGTCCTCCTCTTATTCTGAAGGTAAAATTATTATTAAGTTTTTAAGCTCAGAAGAAAATGAGTGTTTGTTTGATTCTAATGGCAACATATTGCCAAGCCTAAACATAAAAATAAATTTAGCAGTAGAAAAAGACGAATTAGATGAAAATGGAATGCCTAAAAAAGATGAGTTAAATTTCATAGAAAAAATAAATGGTAATTTATTTTTAACCTCTTCTTTTGACACCCTTAAAAAAGCTGTTGCCGTTTTAAATGGAGTATCTTTAAAAGAGTTTCCTTATGGCGGGAACCCGTCTGACATTCCAATAATTCAAAGATGCGTACCGAGTGCAAATGAAATATTAATGAGGTCTTGCTAATGTTAATGAATTTTAGTGATTATCAAAATAAGTCTGTTCTAGAATCTATTAAAAAAATTAAAATATTACATAAATTATTGAAATTTTTAAATATTAAAAACAAAATTTTTTTAAAAGGGCAAGATTCTTATATTTATGTAAAATCTCCAAAGTATAATGAAGAAATCAAAGGTATAAGAATATATTCAATTGCAAATAAAATAGCTTTTAAAATTCAAAATGGACCAAAAGAACTGCCGCAAGGTACACCTCGCCTTTTAGATTTTGAAAAAGTTTATGGAGAGGTAATTGACAGCTATGAAAAAGACGAAACAGAAGATAAAGACATAAAAGCGGCAGAACAAGTTGCCAAGCAATTTCTTCAAACTTTAAAAGAGTTTTTTGATATAAAACAAGATTATTCTGATAAAGAAAAAATTTCACAAATTAATTTAGGCACCGACTATTCTTCTTTAATTTATTCTAAATATTAAATTTCATATGGTTCACTTTTTAAATTAAAGTATGCCTGCTTTTCTTTATCTACTAATTCTAATAATTTTTCATTTTGTATATTATTATTTTTATTTATCTGATTATATTCTCCTAAATGCTCTGTTATTCCAAAATAACTTAACATTTCTTCTTTGCTAAAAAGTATTCCTTTATTTTTTTCAATTAAAGAACGATTAAAATTTTCTAAATCTATCTCACAATTTTTTGTTCTTTCGTGATTAATGTGTATAGATGATACCCCGCTTATTCTTCCATAACGATACCCTAATTTTATATATCTATTAATTAGTTCATCGTCTTCAAGGCCCCACCCTATAAATGATTCGTTCATTCCTCTTATATGTTTAAAAATAGATGTTTTAGTAATAAAACATCCTCCATTTGCTACAAAAGATCTTGAATAACTTTTATTTTTACAAAATTCATTTGTTTTTATTTCTTTGTTTTGCATTTCTTTTAGGACAATTGATCTCGGAAAATGATAAACTTTTTCAAATGGTGTTAATGCATCTATTTCGTCTTTTATTATTTTTTCTACAGATAACTGAACACAATAATAGTCAACAATTAAATCTGCGTCTAATATTATTGTTATTTCATTTTTTATCAGAGGTATAGGCAGATTTATTCTTTTTGCTCTAGACCATTGGTCTGAGTCTTTTTCTTTAGCAAAAATATAGTCAGCCCAGTCTGGTATCAGATTTATTGCCTTGGGATTAACATCTATTTCTGATACTATTAATTGTTCAAAGGTCCAATATTTTTTTAAGTACTTTAATATTTCCAATAAATTTTCTAGTCTGTTGTTTGAATCATATTTAAAAGGTATAATAATAGATATCATATATGTATTATAACAAAAATAGAAAAAGTATGAAAAAAAATTTTATAGATATTACAAGTTTTTTAATTTTAGGTTTTAAAGGAATTATAACTGGAATATTTGGTTTTTTAACTAATATAATTTTAGAAAAATATATTAAAAATGAAAAAAATAAAAATTGATTATTTGATGCCTGTTCTTGTGACATACGAGGGACAAGAGTATGTCTGTTTTGTAGACTATGCAAAAAATAATGTTTATTCTTTAATAGAAATGGATGAAAATATAAAAAGCGACATACACGAACTCGTTTTAAGACAAGTTAATAATGATGCAATAACAGATGTAAAAGACCCAGATGTAGTCAATAATTCTAGGATAACACAAATAATATCTGATATAAATAATGATACTTTAAGAAAAAAATTTAATGATCCAATAATTAAAGAAAAAACAAATGAATGAAACAGAAAAATTTAAATTTAGATTATCTGCAAATAAAGAAGAGAATGAAAAGAGAGTGCCAAGCAATTTAAAAATATTAACTTTAAACGAAGTTATTAAAATAATAGACGAAAAAGAAATAGAAGAGTCCACCAAAGAAAAATTAAAGAAAATGGCAAGAAATTATCCATTTCAAGCTTTATCCAACTTTATCAAAAATATAGATAAAAATATATCAAAATTAAGGAAAAATTAATGAAAGCATTCGTAATTATAAATGTAGCCAGGCAAATAAATGGAGAAATGGTTTTTGTAAAAATAGAAAAAGCCTTTAAAAGCTACACTAAGGCAGACGAATATTTGAAGCCATTAAATAAAGTATCAACAGAAGTAATTCAAAATTCTAATGGCTTTTCTATAGAGTGTTCTTCTATGAAATCGATTTATGAAATAGAAATAGAAGAAGAATAAAAAATTAATATGTTTTTACTAATTTTATTTTAAGGAGAAAATAAAGTGAATAAGCCATATAACCCCCTAGAAGGCGATAAACCAGAACTGGTAATACCAATGCAAAGCTCTGCCGAGGAGCAAATAAGCATAGTAATAGTTCATAAAGACAGACCAGAATATTTAAACATATGCCTTCAAAGCATCGCTGTAACAAGCTTTAATAATAATTATGAAATAATAGTAGTAGACAATGGCAGCGGGGAAGAAAGCCAATCATTTTTAGATGATATTAAAAATGAAGTAAAAGTAGTTAAGTTAGAAAAAAATGAATACTGGTCTTCGGCCGCAAATAAGGGAGCAAAAGCAACAGACAAAAATTCTAAATATATTATTTTTATGCATTGTGATATTGTGATAACAAATCCTGCTTGGTTAGACTTACTAGTAAATGTTTCTGAAAATAATAAAGCAGGATTTGTAGGCGTAGATTTCTCTAGTTATATGATGGGAGATTCTAAAGTAGAATTTTTACAAGAATATTTATGTATGATGACTAGAGATTGTTGGAGATCTATAGGTCCATGGAGCGAAAATCTACCCCAGGTTGGAATGAGCTTTTTAATGACTATAAAAGCTCAAAAAGCCGGATTTAATCCACAGATAATGAAAAACCCAATATGCCACCATTATCAAATATTCAGCGTGGATATAAATGAGTATGAAAAGCTTACAGAAGATGCCATGGTAACACTTCCAAGGCTTTTAACAGAGGTTCAGTCCAGGCCAATTTAATTTATTTTTTAGAATATCCCGGCTGTCCGTCTAATTTTACTACATGCAATTGATCTTTAGCCCTGGTATAGGCTACATATTTTGCATTCTCTTCTTGTTCTAAGTCTTCTTCTCTTTTTGCTTTTGGGCTTGGGAACAAGTCATCTCTTAAAACATAAACTCTGTCAAATTCTAATCCCTTAGATTTATGTGCAGTTGTTAATATAACTGGCTTTTCTTTTTCTAATTTTTCTTTATATGTCTTAAGATCACTCTCTTTTTCCTCTATATTAAGTCCAGATAGTTTATCTTTTAACCAATTTATAAAGCTTTTAATTGTTTTGTCTCTTTGTTTAATATTATTTTCTATTAATATGCCCGATAAAACAAGCATTTCTACTGCTTCATTTAAACCATAAAATTGATCTATACAACTTAATAATGCTTCTGTTGTCTCGCTTAATTCTTGTAATTGTGCTTTTTTGGAGCTTTGGTCTCCATGACTTTCTATTTCTGAGTTCTTATACTCTTCTAAGGCATAACTTAATTGTCTGGCGTCATCTTGCGGCTCCAGTTTTTTAAACTTCATTATTTTTTCTGCATGTTTTACTAGTTCGTTAGCCAAATCTTTTCCCAAAATAACAAACGGCACACCGTCAGCAAGCAGTTTTAGTGCTGCGTGTGCCAACGGTTGATTTGTTCTTGCTATAAAAGCAGTTTCTTTTAAACTATTATTATCATTTTCCTTTTTTATAAAATCAAATATTCCTTCATAATCTTTTTCTTCTACACTGACCTCTCCTGCTTTTCCATCATCAAAAACTTTTCCTTTTAAGTTTTTTACTTTAGTTGCGTTATTAACAAAATCAATAATTCCAGATCTAGACCTATAATTAGTGGTCAGAGAGTGTTCAACATCTTTTTCATCGCTTAAACCTGATAATTCACCTAGCAAATTATTAAATGCTTTAGAATCTGCTCCTCTGAATCTATAGATAGACTGGTTTTCGTCACCTACAGCCACTATTTTGGCACCGGCATCTGATAATTTTCTCAGCATTATCTTTTGACTTTCATTAAAATCCTGAACTTCGTCTGCTAAAACAAAGTCATATTTTGGCCAAACAAGATTATCTGCATTAATAGATGAATACCACAAATCGTCTGTAAAATCTCTATAATCTCTTAAATTAAATTTTTGTATTCTTCCATCTTTACTTGCTTTAGAATAAACTATGCTTGTCGATCCTGGCAAACTCTCATTTAATATCCAAATAGTACAATCTATTATTTCTTCTTTAAAATCTTTGTTTCTTATGTCATATCCAAGTATTTGATATAAAGATTTTAATAGTTTATTTAACCATTCTCCTGAACTATACTTTGATATCCTTTTTTTAATTTCAGATAGCTCAGAGTCTATATCATACTTATCAAAAACTTGATTCACTTTTATTTTTACATCTTTATCTTTTGGGTTAATAGAAAAAGACTTGCATAATTCTGCTAATCTTATTACTTCTTCTTTAAATCCATATCTAATTGATTTAATGATACTTGATGTAGTTTTATCTTTAACACTTAACTTGCTATCATCGGGTATTCCAAATTTATTAGCACAAAGATTTTTAAATTCACTGCTGTCGGCTATTATTCTTATTTTACTTGGTATTTTTTCTTCTTTATTTTTTATTAAATCTACCATTCTTTTTGTTTGGTTTATTTTAAGTGAGTTTTTGCTATGTTCTAGTATTTCTCCTAAAAATCCATTTGTTGTTTTTACTTGCACCCATGGAGGAAATTTCTCTGTCGCCTCTACTTTGTTTTTTGTATTAAAAACTAAATACAACCATTTTTGACCAGGCCTTCCATATTTCCAAGCCAGATGTTTTAGCATGGTTGTTTTTCCAGAGCCTGCCAACGCTCTGATTACAATATGTGAACTTGAATTAGATCCTATAATTTTTTCAAATTTACTATCTATTTTTTTTTGCTCTTCACTTAATTTTTCTGAGTCTAGTATGTGTTTTTTTCCTTGCTTTTCTATTTGCTCTATTTGTGGTTCTTCTATATTTATTTTATTTTTTAATTCTTCGAAATTATTTGAAGAAATAGGCTGATCAAGCTCATCTCTTATAGATTTTATAAATCCTTTTATTTCTTCTGTAGATAAAATGCCACTATTATTTGACTTTAATCCAAAAAATTTCCATCCGTTAGGTATTTTTTCTATTATAACTTTTTCATCTTTAACCAATCCCTTATCTGATTTTTCTGCTTGTCCTGCTATATACTTTCCCAAAGTTTTTATGGCAACCCTAGATGGCTCTGCTTTTTCTGGAGCACTTTTTGTATCTGAAGGTGCTGTATAAACAGGTTTTTGTTTGCTCTTATTAGACTGCTTTTCTATCTCATTCTCTAGTTCTTCTAAACTAAAAGATTGCTTCATTTTTCTTAGATCATATTTAGAATTAGGATCATTCCAAGCATTTCTTAAAGTTATGAGATACCCTAGCGGGACTTCTGAAGAGTTTTTACCTTTAAATTTTCCACTATTGAATATAAACTCTAAAATTAAAGAGCTTATTGAATTATCTAAATTATTTTCAACTAGTTTTTTTTTATGTTTTTCTTTTTAAGAATAGCATCTTGCAAAGCTTTTGGAAGTTTCTTTTGTTTGGGAGTTAGTCCTTTTTCTTCTTCATCGTGCTTATCTTCATCGTGCTCATCTTCATCGTGGTCATCTTTATGGTCTTTATTTTTCTTTTTAAGAATCGCATCTTGCAAAGCTTTTGGAAGTTTTTTTTGTTTGGGAGTTAGTCCTTTTTCTTCTTTTTCTTTTTTGTTATTTTTTTTTATGTTTTTATTATCCACACTTTCATTGGAAGAAAAGTTGTCGGCAATTCTGCCTGTTGTAGCAAAACCAACGGTTCCCGGCGTCATGTCAGACATCCCATCATCAAATTTTGTTATTGGTTGGCCTATTTGTCCTATAATGCTTCCGAGCCATTCTTTTTCTTGATCAATTTCTAAACCTTCTGCTTCTTCTTTTTTTACTTTTTTATTTTCTTCTTCTTCATCCTCTTCTTCTTCTTCATCCTCTTCTTCGTCTTCATCCTCTTCTTCGTCTTCATCCTCTTCTTCGTCTTCATCCTCTTCTTCGTCTTCATCTTCTTCGTCTTCATCTTCTTCGTCTTCATCTTCTTCTTCGTCCTCCTCCTCTTCTTCCTCCTTTTCTTCTTCTTCTTCGTCTTCTACTTCGTCTTCTACTTCGTCTTCTACTTCTTTATCTCCAAACATTTTTTTGCACATGCACTTATCTGCCTTCATTTTTTTTGTGCATCCACAAGAATGCTCTTCTTTTGCGTTCGAGCTTACTTTTTTGCTTTTTTCACTTAAATCTACTTGTCCCTCATCGGGAGTAACATCTTGATTTATGCCGCTTATTCCCAAATTTTGGTTTTGCTTCAGCCCTAAGTTCATTGATCCCAAAGATTCGTTTAATTGCTTCCAGTCTTTATAGCTTAGCATAAATTTCTCCTAAATAAGTTATATTGCCCTAATACATTATATATACATTTATGAGAAAAATTTATATAGTTTTTTCGTTATTATGTTTGATGACGTTAATATATTTTGAATTTTTTAAAAAAGAAAATAAAATTTCAAAAAAGGAGGATATTTTTGTAAGTTTGGATGCTGATATAAGACTAGAAATAAGCAACCTTATTTTTAAGAAAGTTTTTAACGGTAAAATAGCTTATAATAAACCGAACAATACCAGTTTATTTTTTCAAGAAAAAGAAGAATATATTGAAATGGGAAGCAATAAAGAATATTTTTGGTATTATAATAATAAAGAAAACATTTTATATTATGGGAACGTATCTAATGTTCACAATATATTAAAGGAAGTATTTAATCCAATTAATATAATTGAAATAATTTTCCCCAGATATATTAATTATGTTGAGAATGAAGTATTAGAAGATACATTAATAGGGGATTATGGAGCTTTATTGACAAGAAAAATAATAATTAAAAACTATAAAATAATTGAGCAAAAAGTTTATAATCAAAAAAAAGAGCTAGTATACACAATAAAAGTTTACAATTATTATAAAAATATTCCAACAAATTTAGTTTTAAGTTATACAAAAGAAAATTATAATATTAATATAAAATTAAATAATATCAATATTAGTAAAAGCATCACTAATTCTTTTGTTATTCCTTTCAAAAAATATAAAAAAACAGAGCTATTATCTCCCTAAGGCTCTTTTTATAGCCTCTCTTCTTAATTTTTCTACATTTCTTCTATCTATTGAATTTGTTGCACGACCAGTAGGTTTTGGCTCCACACTAGGAGCAGATTGTGTGCTTATTTGTGGTTGTATTTGTGGAGCAACATTATCCCTCTGAACAGGCTGAGGATTTGAATTTATTGCTCTTCCTGTGTTTCTTCTTCCACCCTTAGAACATCCGCATCCCATTTTTACCTCCTTGAAACATATTATATATAAATATATATTATTTCTATTTAAAAAAATACAAAAAAAAGCCCTTCACAATGTGAAGGGCTTTTTGATCAAGACTTATATCTTAATCTAAAACTTTTACTTACAACTCTTCTTTTTCTTGTTGCATAGAGAGTTGGCTCTCTTTATTACGATCACCCCCTTCTCTATAATTTTTACATTGTTATAGCCGAGATTATTGGCTAAACACTTTGCAGCAGTAATTAAAGCTGACTTAGTTTGAAATCTTGTGGTCCCATCAGCTCTTTTTTCTAACTTTGTTGGCTTTAATCCTTCAACACGGACCGTTCCTTCAAAGTAATCGCAGTTTGCAAATCTAGTGGAATTGACATTAACATTCAAAACAGCGGTCATTTTTAAACCCTTTCTTTGGTTTATAGCTATTAGAATTAATAGCTTGATTTTTATTATACTTTTAAAAAAAATAGAATCAAATACAAATATATAATTTTATGAAGTTTAAAGATTTTTTAAATAAAAACTCGATTATTTCTAAAGCTCAAAATTTGGATCCTAATTTTTGGCATAATTTTACACTTATATTAAAAAATAGCGATGAAATTTCTGATCTTTTAGATGTCCCGAAGCACAAAGTGATCTCTTGGCACAAAAAAATAAAAGATGCAATAGATGAGAACGATAAAGACAATACTATAAATTATAAAAATAGATTAATGAAAACCGGTAGGTTTATTTAAATTTATCTATATATTTGCTGTCAAGTCTTCTATTTTTTTTATTTCTACAGTATGGACGATATTATAATTTATTTGGGTAACTTCTTGTTTTAAAAATAACCATTCTTTGCCGCCGTCCACTATATCTATGAGATTTTTTGCACAAATCGAGCTTTTATCTTCTTTTTTATATAAAAAGTCTAAAATAGATAACATATTTGGGTTGTTTATATAAACAATATATCCCTTTTTATTATTTTTTATTTTACATTCTGATCGTTTTTTGGGAATAAGCACATATTCAGAAAAGAACTCGGTACAATCTAATTTTTGTGGCATCCAACAACAAGTATTAATTCCTATAACTTTTACTTTTTTGCCATTATATAAGTTATATCTTTGTTTTCTATTTAAAAAAATATCATGCCCTATGTAAAGTGTTTCTTTCATTAATATATAATAATATAATATTATGAAAAAGTCTATTCTATTTTTATTTTTATTTTTATTTTTAACAAATATTTTAATGGCAAGCCCTCAAGATAAGCCAATTGATATTAGGCTACATCCTGCTATCGGTTCAGATACACACGGGGCAGAGCCGAAAGAAGACAGGGGTCTAGAATATAAAAAATTTCTAGAACCAAGTTTGAAAATATCAGTAAAAGCCGGCAGCGGATCAGGAACAATTATATATTATGATTCAAAAAAAAATATAGCATATGTTGCTACTTGTGGGCACTTGTGGTCCCCAGGAACATTAACGGCAGAGCAAGCTAAAATCAAAAAAATAAAATGTAATGTTGTTGTTTGGTATAAAAATGGTAAAAAATTAGATGAACCCGCCACTTACCCGGCAGATCTATTGTTTTATAGTTTTTCCAAAGGGTGTGATACTGCATTAATTCAATTCAAACCAGATTATATTCCTGAATATTTTAGTATTGGTCCAAAAGACTATTATTATCAAAAAGGAATGAAAATTCACTCAATGGGTTGTGATTTGGCAAAAGAAGTCGCACATTACGATGTAGAAGTAATAGGTTTATACGGAGATGATTTGGTAACTAGAAAAAATAGTCCTAGGCCTGGCAGATCCGGTGGAGGATTAGTAGACGAAAATGGAATTTATATTGGAACTTGTTGGGGCACCTCTAACACAGATGGTTCAGGAGAAGGTTTTTTTACGCCATTATCAGTCATACATTCTTTTTGGTCTAAAAATGGATATGAATTTTTATTATCTAATAAGGATGCAAAGAAAATAAAAATATATGATATAAAATCAAATTCATTTATTAAAGAAGATTTAATACTTATACCTGGCTTTTAATATTATAAAAAATCAACTGCCAGATAAAGTTATTAGTAGATATTATTTCTCTCTGTCAAACTGTAAAAAGGACATATTTTTCTAAAATCACATCTGCGGCAGTGATTTCCAACTTTTCCAATTACTTCTTCTGGGTTTTTTTCAAATATTTTTTCGTAATTTTCTTTTAAAACTTTTTCTATTTGTTCTAACATTCTTTTATTAAATTTAGTTGGAACTAAATTTCCACCATCTAAATAATACAAGGCCGCTCGAATATTTTCTGGTTCTATGCCAAATGTTTTATTTACAACCATTGCATAGCACATCAACTGTATGTCTTTTCTAATTGTATCACTATTTTTCCTCCAAAAACCTTTTTTAGTTGTTTTATAATCTATTATAAAACATTTTCCATTTTTAATTATTAATCTATCTATGACGCCTGTAAGTATTTTATTTTTAGGAGGATCTAAATCATACTTAAAACTCCACTCAGTTTTTCCTTCAAATCCTATTCTATCATTTAATTTTTTAATATTAATTAAATGATCTTTAACTTTTTTCTTATATTCAGAAGATAATATAACTTTTTTATTTTCCAATAAAACTTCGCCATCTATATATTTTTTATATAATGCTTCTATCTTTTTTTCAAATTTATTTTCCACATACTCTTCTGCTACTTTATGAATTAGTTTTCCATATAAAAAATATTCAGGCTCTGGCTCTTCTGATTTTAATTCTAAATGATATTTATATTTGTATGCTTGCTCGCATTGATCCCAAAGTTGTTTTCTGCTTATTGATATGTGTTCAATTTTCATTTACAATATTAGAGTAAAATTTTATGGAAATATTTAATAATTTTAAAAATTGGGCTAATAATAGATTTAAAGGCGATATTATTATACAAGGTTCCGAGGTTAGAATAAACTCTATATTCGTTGAAGATTCAAAACATCATTTGTGGTGTTCTCCTAAAGGAGGTAAATCTGGCATAGAAAATGGAGTTTATCATTGCTTCAAAACAGATAAAAAAGGAAGTCTAGTAAAACTAATAAGATTGGTTGACAAATGTTCCACAGAAGAAGCATATGAAATATTAAAAGGAAAAAAAACAATAAGACAATTAGAAAAAGAATTATTAGAATTTTTTGAAGACCAAGATAAAAATGAAAAAAATGAAGAAGATAAAATAATAGAAAAAACACCTAATCTAAAAATTCCCGAAGGCTGCTTTTTAATAAGCTATTTATACAAAAATAATTTTTGGAGAAAATTAGCAGAAGAATATTTAGGAAAAAGGAAAATATCTATTGATGGTCTTTTTATTTGTACTCAAAAACCTTACAAGGCGAGAGTCCTTATTCCTTATTATTCTAAAGAAAACAAATTGATATACTGGAATACCAGACATATAGGTTCTTCAAGCTTAAGATATTTAGGGCCACCTAAAACCTGTGGAGTAGGAAAAGAAGATGTTTTGTATTTTCCGCATGGAATTTATCCAAAAGAAAATGAAAATTTGTATTTATGCGAAGGAGAGTTTGATGCTTTGACGCTTCACTCTATTGGTTTAAATTCTGTTGCCGCCGGAGGCAAAAATTTTAATTTAAAGCAAGCAAATATTCTTAAAAATTATAAAATAACAATATGCTTAGATAACGATCGAGCAGGAATAGAAGGCGGGTGCAATATGTTTAAGGTGCTGAGTTCTAACATATCTAATAAAAATATTAGATATGTCACTCCTCATAAAAATTATAAAGACTACAATGACATGTACATAGCAGAAGGAGAAAATATTTTAAAGAGCTATATCATTGGTACAAGCAAACCTTTTGATTTAAATTCTTCTTCTGGTATAATTGAGGATTACTTAAAAATAAAAATGCTATGAACATTGAAACCATAAAACAATTAAATTATTTTTCAAACAAACCGATTACAGTTATAACTTGTGATATTAATAGAAAATTTAATGAAACACAAAATATAGATTATTTTACCGGTATTTGTGAAAAAGTATTAATTGATGGCTTAATGACAAGACATCCGATAACGGGTTGTAAAAATTTTTTTATGTTTAGTTCTATTGTTGGAATATTCGAAGAACAACAATTAGATCCTGAAAATCCTGAGCACGAGTTTCTTATAAATGAAATAAAAGAATCAAGGCAAACAAATAAAGAAAAAAATGAATTTAAAGAATCAAAACAGATAAACTTAAAAAATGAAAAAAATGAATTAAATATAGACTCTTTAAATAGTTTGTTAGAAAGCTAGATATCTAAAAACGATCCGCCATCTTCTGTTTTTTCTGGCGGAGTTTCTTCAAAATCATTAGAAACAGGCTCATCTGCCTGGCTTTCTTTTTCTTCGCCTTCTTTGGCTTTCTTATCCAATACAGAAAGGCTTTTTGCCCAAGTCCAAACTGGGGTCCTAAATTCTGAATCTTCTTCCTTAACATTCATGTCTATTTCTTTTTTCATCATTCTTAATATTTCATTTCTTATAGAAATTACCAAAGGGGTGCCCTTATCTTCATTCTTCCTAGGAGACATTACATTTTTATTTTTAAGAACCTCAGCAACGCTTATTATAGGTTTTCTATATCTAACTGGATTTGAAAAAACATGATTAACTATTTCTATAAAAAAATTAACATTATCAATATTTCTAATCCAATTTTTAAATAATATTTTACCTTCATCGGTTCTTTTTGGTCGATCAGAAGGCGTAACTGCACGGGCCGAACTATCTGTTGGCTGCGACTCATCTGTTTCTGTTTCTATTTTGCCTTTAAGCAATTGTATAATTTGTCTCTTAAAATCAATAGCCCATTTATCTATAATTCTAAACATCTCTAAATTTTTAAGATTATCTGAAGAATAGTTTTCATTTATAGCAAAGCTAATTTTACTTTCTAGTTTGTAAAAAGATTCTTTTAGAAAAGAGTATTCTTGCAAACTTATTCTATTTTCGTTTTTAGATGTACCTAGTTTAAATTCTTCTTCGCTAGGAATTTCTTCTTTTTCTTCTTTTTCTTCTTCTTTTGGAGCCAATCCATTCCCTAGTGGATTTTGATCAGGATTTATTTTGCCCAAAGATCCAAATTTATTTGTTAAGTAATAAGGATTGGCAGGATTATCTGGTGTTTTAGTTATATTTTGCCACCAATTTTTTACTCTATCCCACATTCCTCTTGAGTTATATGGAACACTAAGAAGATCTTTTTTTAATTTATTAATTAATTCGTCGATTTTATTAGATAAATCTTTTTCGTTCATTAATTATATATATGATTTAATCGTCAAAAATGTATTCATTTAATTTTTTTATTGACATTAAACAAGAATCAAATTTATGAAAATCACTTAATAAATATTCAAATATTATGTCATTAAATTTTTTTTTGGCATCTTGGGTGTTTTCTACTTCAAAATATATAAATCTGTTTTTTCTACCTAAAAGTTTGTATTTATGCATTAAAATATACGCTGCCACACCAAGATCATTTACAAATCTGATATTTTTAGAAAAAGATGTATATTCTCCTATTTTTTTTAAACTAACTAAACAAGAATCAAATCTATGAAACTCACTAGATAGATAATCTAGACATATTTCGTCAAAAATTTGTTCTTTTTGATCATCTATTTCAAAATTAATGCTTTTATTTTTTACACTATTAATTTTGTAACCATGCATCAAAAGGTAGGCAGATTTACCTAAATCTGAAGTATTTTTAATTTTCATTTAGATTTATATTAGTTTATTTTTTTTATTTTATGTGGGATTTTTATTATTTTGCTTTCATTTTTTGTTTTTTTGCCCATCCATATGTGGCAAAAACCTGAATTTTTTCCTATGCCATAAGCCATTATTCCATTTTTATCTAATGCCACAACGGAATAATTTCCCTTGTAGCCCATAGATAGCTTTTTCCCGGAAAAGTTAATCCAATAGGGTCCACCTTTGACTTTAATCTTATCACCAGGAGTAAGATCAAGCCAATTTATACTTTTAAATTTTTGTTTGTTTTTTGGCTTATTTTTAAATATAAATTTATTTCCACATTTACAGACCTTCACCCTTGGATGATTTTCACATTTGCACTTTTCGCACAACTTTTTGGGCATTTTTTAAGATAATTCTATCTTTCCTGCCTTGGGCAGGATAACTCCACTACCAAATTTAGAATTATATAAGTTTCTTATATCTGTTTCTGGCTCACATACAAAAATTACGTGATTTTTGCTAATTTCATAATTTTCGCTGCTAGAAAATGGTATTAAAGGAATAGAGGCTATTCCTTCTTGTGTTATCATAAATTTTTGAGGATTTTTTAGCAAATATCTATCATTTTTTTCTTCTATTTGCGAAATGACCTCTTCGCCAGTAATAATTTTAATCACTTTAATTTCCATTTTTTTCCTCCAAAAATAGTATTTTATCAGAATTAAAAATTTTTTCAAATGTTATATTTTTGAAGAAATTCAATTTGATTTAATAAATATTATACATAAAATGAACACTATGAAAAAAATCAAATCAAAATTTAATAATTACAAGTATGTTGTAAGTATTTTGAAAAAGCATTGTCCTCTAGCATACCCTGTGAGTGTTAGGAGGTGTGTTATGAGCAATAGATTTGATGGAGATTGTCATAAAGATAAAAAAAAGTTTTTTATTAGAATAAACAGAGATTTGAGCGAAAATACCGCCATAGACACTCTTTTGCATGAGTGGGCTCATGCTCGTGCATGGAATCATCTTTTAGACTCCGCCGAAACAGATGAAAGTTTTGAAAGCTTTTCTCACGATGCAAGCTGGGGCGTAGCCTATAGCGAAGTGTATAGAGTTTATGAAAAGTATGTATTTTCTGATCATCCTCTTTAATTTTTAATTATGAATTATTTTGTTTCTATAGGCGATTCTTATTCGCATTATTGGCAAATAAATATTTTAATAAATAGTTTTAAAAAAATTAAATTAGAGCAAAACCTTCATGTTGCTATATCAACTGATTTAAATATAAAAAATAATTTTTTAGATTGCCAAAATGTTTATCTTTTTAAAAATATAGGAAATACAAAAGAGTACTTAAAATATAATAAATGGTATTGTTTATACCAACTACTCAAAAAAAACATAATAAAACTGCCAGTGACAGTATTGGAACCGCACACAGCTATAATAAAAAGCACAGAAGATTTAGATGGAGATATAATCTACAATATAAATAACAATTTTTGTTTTGATGAAAAATATGTTTTTGATAATAACTTTTTAAAGCTAGCAAAAGAGAATTGGATAAGAATAGGAGACAACTTAGTTTTTAACAATATAGATATTTCTTTTTTTTCTAATATTTTAGATAATATGGAATTGTATTCAATGCACTTAGATGACTACAAATACTTAGATAGCTTTTGTTTAATAAATTCTATATGGAGTTATAAAATTAAAAATTTAGTTGGATTAAATAATTTAGAAAGTTATTTGCCCCAAAATGATTTAAATTATATTTTAGATTACAGAAGTGGTTTTAAAAATATTTTTAATAAGTCTTTTTTCAAACAAAAAAATATTCAATTATCTGGGGATAGTATAAAAGATATAATACAAAAAAATAGATTTAGTGAATGTTTGAATTTTTTTTATAGTGTAATATAAATTATTTTCCAGCAGATGCATAAATAATTATACAAGGATGGGGGTTGGGCAAGGAGGCCCACTTTTATCTTTTTTATAAATTAATTTATTTAATATTTACAATAAATTAAGCCAAATTAAATTATATTATAAACAAATTTGAGGAAAAATTATGAAGTGTTTAGTGACTGGTGGTGCTGGTTTTATTGGCTCTAATCTTGTTGACAAGCTTTTAGAATTAGGTCATGAAGTAACTTGTATTGATAATGAAAGTTCTGATGCTAATGAGACATTTTATTGGAACAAACAATCTAAAAACTATAAGTTAGATATATGCGATTACGAAAAAATAATTTCTTGTTTTAAAGACATAGAATGCGTATTTCATCTAGCAGCCGAAGCAAGAATTCAACCTTCTATAAAAAATCCTTTAAAAGCAGTTAGGTCAAACATATTAGGCACTGCAAGCGTGTTACAAGCATCAAGAGAAAATGGAATTAAAAGAGTTATTTATTCTTCTACCTCATCTGGCTACGGATTTAACTCTGTGCCTAATTTAGAAAACCAACCTGACGATTGCTTAAACCCATATTCCGTTTCTAAGGTGGGTGCAGAAAAACTATGTTCTATGTACACAAAACTTTTTGGGCTAAAAACAATAATCTTGAGATACTTTAATGTATATGGAAATAGAGAACCAATTAAAGGACAATACGCTCCTGTTATAGGAATTTTCAAAAGGCAAAAGAATAACGGAGAATCATTAACTATAGTAGGAGATGGCCTACAAAAAAGAGATTTTACTAATGTTAAAGATGTTGTTCAAGCTAATATATTGTCTGCTACCAAAGAAATAAAAGAAGAATTCTACGGAACAGTCTTTAATGTAGGAACAGGAGTTAATCATTCTATTTTAGAGATTGCCAAAATGATTTCTGATAATTATATTTTTATAGAACCTAGACTCGGAGAGATGAGAGAGACACTTGCAAATAACGAAAAAATAAGAAAAGTTTTAGGTTGGGAGCCTTCTGTAAAACTTGAAGATTATCTTGGCTATAAAAAATAAATTTTAAAACTTGAATAAAAAGCTAATATTATAAAGATTTAATATATCTTGTTGAACAAATGACTTATTTTTTAATAATAAATCATCATCTCTCCAAAATACTTTTGTATCTTGTGTTATAGGTTGAATGCCGAAATAAAAACCATCACCAGATCTTTTTGTTTTAATTAATTTTAATTTTTTTAGAACTTTTATAGATTCATTTAGCCTATTTTTAGAGAAACTTAATTTTTCCATTAAATAGTTATCACTTATTTTCTCTATATTCATTTTTGAACTAATAGTTAAACAATTATCTAGTCCTCTAACTGGATCTGAGTATTTGTAAAGCTTCCAATATAAAGCATTTTGTTGAAAGTTTAAATATTTTAAGTTAGGCAAAAATGTAATATCATAAATTAAACTATTATTACAAAACATAAAAAATTTTTCTTCGACTTTTTTGTTTATATAAAATCTTTTATTTTTTTCAAATATTAAATCATATTTTTTTAAATTTTCTAAAATTTTATTTATTTTGTTTTTATTTATTTGCAAATTTATAGATAGAACTTTTGATCCTACTGCTCTTTTAGAAATATACGCATAAACATAACTTTCTAAGTATTCAATGTCTTTGTTTAGTAATACTGGAACATTTATAAAAAATTTATTTTGAAACTGGCTGTATTTTGACTTCATTGTTGCTTTCATTTTTTATTTTGTTTTTTATCCAATCAATATATTTGCTTATCCTTGTGTGTCCACTACAATTGCCATATATTGATCTGTTTTTTGTCCCATTATCAGAAAATATAATAGAATTAATTCCAGCTAATTTTCCATTTATAAATAATCCTCCGCCGCTATCACCACTAGCAGTCAAAAATTCTAATTTTGTTATATCTGACCTAGAGGCGGTGCACACCAATATATTTTCTTCTATTCTTTCTATTTTGTTTGTTCCTGCTCTTCTTATTCCATCGTATTGCACCGAGCCAGTATTGAAATTACCAGTTATGCCATATCCTGATATAGATGCTATTTCTCCCACCTCATTGCTTTCCTCATATAATTCTGGATAAGAATCCATATTGAAATTTTTTTCTGAATATAGCAGTGCTATATCATTGTTTCCAAATATTTCTTCTTTAAAATCTTTATGCCATATAATTTTATCTGAATTATATTCTACTTTTTCTTTTACTATGATTGCCACATCCATGTCTTTAACAATATGTGCTGCAGTTAAAGCCCAATTAGAATTTATTATAACTGCAGAGGCTGAGTATAGTTGCTTTTCTGATTTTTTCCTACAATTTAGCTCTACTACATGCTTGTATAATTTTCCGTATTCACAATATTCTTTATCTTGTTTAGATGGATGAATTGTTCCTGCGTATGAAACTGAGCAAAAAAATAACAAAATAAATAAAATTTTTGCCATAATTCACCTAATCATCTTTGTTGGCATCTCCTGGATTATTATCTGCATCTAGATGGTGGTACACATCGTCTAAATATTCTCCTGCTAAATTTAGTTTAGCTTTTACCCAATCTTTTAATTCTTTTTTATCTAATAATGTTTGAATTTTTTTAGATTTATAGTTTATGTTTTTTAAATTTCCTATTGACATTTTATTTTTATTTTCTTCTGGGTCATAAAAAGATAAGAAGTCTAAAACTTTGCTTATATAATCTTCTGCATGGTTAAGTTTTGCTTTCGCCCAGTCCTCTATTTTTTTATCTTTTATTAAACTTTGTATTTTCTCACTATAGCTTATAATTTTATGGATATCTTTTTTCGCTAGATCATTGTCTTTTGATAATGCATATTCACTAAATTTTTTCATAAATATATATATGCTTTAAAATTAATAATCATCTTCTTTTTCTTCTTCTTCCCCTGCTTCGTTTAGTAATTCTATTAAATATTCAAATTTATTTGTTATTCTATTTAATTTTAAATTTATTTCATTGATTTTTTCATAAATACTTTGTATATTAGCTTCTACAGAAGCATTAATAATAGATATTAACATTTTGTTAATTTCTTTATCCATTTGTAATATATATAATTTAAATTGGAGGTTTTATGAAAGAAGTAAAAAAAATTAAGCTTACTGACTCTCCGCCAGCCAAAGAAGTAAAAAAATATAAATTGGAACCATTAAATAAAAATGATTTTGATTTTGACAATGAAAAAAAACAATTTTATGATTCTTATGACGGCATAAAAAATGATTTGTATAAGCAAGGAGAATAAGTGCAAGATTATTATGTAAAAGATGGTAAAATAATATTTACTAAAGATTATCATTTAAAAAGAGGCTATTGTTGTGGAAATTTTTGTTTAAACTGCCCTTACATTCCAAAAGGATTAAAAGAAAACACCAATACAGACCCCAAAAAATCAAACAATTGAAATGAAAGAAATATTTGTTATAATAATTTAATGCACCAAGAATTTGAAGAAAACAAAAAAAATAGTTACAAATATATCATAAACAATTTAATTGCTGCAGATGACTTATTTTGGAATAAAGATGAAAATAAATATAATGCTTTATCTAAAAAAGAATTAGATCAAATATTAATGGCCTGCATAACTCAGGGCATTAAAAATGAAGATGATTGCTTAAACATTGTTAATTGGTGCACTCAAGTTAAAGTGGGATCTTTGTTGCTTAAAAATTTTATTGAAGGCAAAATATTGATCTCGTCGTTAGATGCAAAAGGTGAACCTTATTTTGTTCCAAATAAATCAATATAAACTATATATAAATAGTTATGTTTCAATTTATAGGTTTAGAAAAAGAAGTAGAGCTAATTGCTTTTATTATTCCTAAAATAATAGTCGCCACTATATGTGGTTTAATAGTTGGCTTCGAAAGAGAAAGAAAAAATAAAGTTGCTGGTTTGAGAACCATAGTCTTGATTTGTGTAGGAAGCACAATATTTACGGCCTCCGCAATTCTTTTGTCTGAAGGAGAAACCTCAGACCCAGGAAGAATAATATCTACCATAGTTACAGGCATTGGTTTCTTGGGCGGAGGAGTTATAGTTAAAAATGAAGACAAAATAATAGGAGTAACAACAGCGGCTTTTATATGGGTTATGGCTGCAATAGGAATTTTATGTGGCCTAGGAGCAGCATTAATGCCTATAATTGTTACCTTAGGATTATTATTTGTTTCTATATTATTTGAAAAGTTTGAGAAAATTATAAGAAAAAGTCAATTACACTAAAGAATGAGATCTTAAATTTGATATAATTCCATCATATGACAAATCATATATTCTAACTTCTTCTGCTCCCATTTGATTAAAAACTATGTCTCTTATTGCAATGTCTTCTTTTCCCTCAAATAAAGAGGGATCATCATTAACTATTAGATTCGGATTTAACGAATAGATTTCTATGACTAGCATGGAAGTTCTTATTTCTTTAACTAAATTCATTTAATTGTCTCCTTTATATCGTTGGCTTTGAATTCTTAAACGGATGATCCGTTGGTAGGTTGGTCGTCAATCCCCATTTGTGGGCCAAATAGCCCTCTATCCGCTGGCGGTCGAGAGTGGTGGGGTCGCCATGCGTTAGCACAACTTCTGAGACAAGGCCAGCCATGAGGTTTCCAGCACTTATTCCGTCAGCAGTTGAGCATCCCACTGCAAGGGAAAGGGCGGCGGTATCACTAGAATTGCCGCCGCCAGAGAATGTGCTTGTCCCCGCTGCACTGCCGTTTACGAATTGAGAATTTATATTTGCCGCAAAATTAAGGGACATACTTTGAATAACGCTTGTGCCGTTGGTGTACGCCGTTGCTGATAAGGCTGCCGTAAAGGCGTCTGAGTCAACTCTCCTTCCGCCTCCGGCCAGCAAAGAAGTAGGTTGCAAAAACACAGCCGCTCTTGATGTGCTGAGAGAGTTCAACACCGAAGCCGCGAAGCGTTGCTGAATCGCGTTTGTATAATTCGTAACAACCGTCAGTGACCCGCCAGCAACATTGCGGAGAAGACCGGAAACCGCTAGGTTAAACAACCACTGATTTCCGCTGAATGTCAACGCCGTTCCGCCGTTCAACGCATTCAGCGTCCGCGTCGGCTGATTCGCGGCGTTAGCCTGCGACAAGTGACGAGCATTAACGCTCTTGTCTCGCCACTGGCTCACCGTCGAGCCGTTCAATGTAATCGTGCTGGAATCGTCCGCGTCTAGCCAGACGGCCAAATTTGAACCTAGTTGGGAGGGAGTCCAAGGAACAACACTTATTACTGTTCCTCCGTTGTTCACAATGGTGTTAGACAGCGTTCTGCCAGCCGTGTCCAAGGTTGCTCCGGCATTAACAGTTATCGGGCCGGTTCCGAAGCATGTGTTGCTTCCAGCAACGAGAGTGCCACCATTTATCGTTGTACCACCTGAGTATGTGTTGTTGCCCGACAGCGTTGTTGTGCCAGACCCGTTGTGAACAAATGAACCGGTTCCTGAAATAACATTGCTGATAGTGTTATTGTTGCTACGGTTGAAGATTAATGTGGCGTTGTTGACAACATTTCCAGTGCCAAGGGTTCCCGCCGTGCCGTTGCTTCCTATTTGGAGCGTTCCTGCGGAAATTGTTGTGGTGCCGGAATAGGTGTTTGTCGCCAAGAAAGTCGCGGTGCCAGTTCCGTCCTTTGTTACGGCTCCCGTGCTGGTTGCGATTGCACGATTAATATTGATGTTTCCTGCTCCGCCGAATGTTAATCCGAATGTTCCAGTCAATGTTCCAGCACTACTGAGCGTCAATGTATCGGCGTCCGAATTGATTCTTGATGCTGCTGTTAGTGTGTAATTTCCGGAAAAAGTATTGTTGCCGGAAATGCTTCTCAAAGAACCAGCACTACTCACGCCTGTTCCGGCCGAAGAAAGATTTCTGGCGAATGATATGCCATTAATTACCTCGATGGCAGTGCTCGCTGGGATCGAAACTGTTGATGTAGCCACTCCCAATGCACTAGCGTGTCCAACTCTCAAGACGCCTGCGGACAATGTGGTTGTGCCATTGAATGTGTTGTTTCCGTTTATAACGAGCCTGCCAGCACCGTCCTTGGTCAAGCCCGTGATTGTGACCAAAAATCCATTTAATGTGATGTTGCCAGAGCCGCCAACTGTAAGACCAGTGGCACCGGTCCCAACTGTGCCGTTTAATACTAACTCGTCAGCGTCCGAATTGATTCTTGATGCGGCAGTTAGTGTGTAATTTCCGTTAAGTGTGTTGTTTCCTGATATATTTCTTATAGCTCCACCGCTGCTGATGCCGGTGCCATTTATAGATATATTTCTTGAGAATGTCGATCCTCCAAGGATTTCAAACGCAGCCCCGGAAGATACTGAAACCGAAGAGTTTGGCAACCTGTCGGACCCATCAATTCTCAAAGCCCCGGCAGTGATGTTGGTCGAACCAGAATGATTTACATTAGGTCCAATAACTATAGTCCCTGATCCGGCCTTTGACAAAACGCCAGTTCCAGACACGCTATTGTTAAACAAAGGAGTTGAACTTACACCGAAAGGCAATCCGGTATTGATACTTGCCGTTACTGTTCCGGCGTTCATTTCGGATATCAATTGTTGGCCCAAAGCCTGGGTGACCATAACCACAGGAATATTTGCTGTTAAAGTCGGGGTGGTCAGTCCAGTTGTGTTGTTGTACATGATCACGCCAACGGCCCCGGCGGCAATGGCGTTATTTACTTTTGTTTGGAAAGGCTGTACTCCGCGTTGTACTAGTGCTATTCGCCCGGCGACAAATCCAGAGAACTCGGTCATGTCATTCCCAAGTCCTGCCGCTTGAATTTGAACATTATTAACAAATCCGTTTGATGATGTTCCAATGGTATAATCTGTAAGATAAGTATATGTTGTGGATACTCCATTGGCTGTTCTAGAAAAAACAAAAAGACCAGTGTTCTGCCAGTAGCTGGGGTCGGACATTGTCAGAGTTAAAGTGCCGTTATTCACAAACTGATGGCTGGACTGCCGGTTCATATTGACTTTACCAGACTGAATTGTGAAAGATCCATTGTGACTGCTATTTATTCCCCAAAAGTTTATAGTGCTTGATCTTGTAACAATCACAGGACCAGAGCCGCTAATGACAGCAAATACGTCTATAGAACTTGACGATGGATTTCTGTCGAATTCAAGAGTTCCGCCACTGCTAATGGTTATTGCTTGTGTCCAAGCTATGGAACCAGTTCCGTTTCCTTTACCAGCATTTGCTATGGTGTCATTGTTTCCTACTTTGACATATCCTCCTGAATTTATTTCTATGGTTCCATTAAACGAATTGTCTGCATAAGGATTTCTAAAATGAATTTTTCCTGGTCCATTGCTTATAATTTTAGCATTAGGATTAGCTGTTATGTTAAATAAAAACTGAGGCCCGTCTATAGGATTATTGAATATCAAATCTTCTGAGCTAGAATGTTCTAATATTCCATTAATCATATGCGAGTTATTTGATCCTGCACCTCTGGTAAGTATTTTTGAATTTCCGCTTATTTTTAATGTTCCGCTTCTAAGCTGGATTTTGCCATCATAAGTGTTATTGCTGTTTGTTAGCTCGGTTGTCCCATTTCCAAAAAAGGTTAAAGCACGACCACCAGAAAGTATTCCAGAAAGAGTAAGATATCCATTGTTGTTAACTGGACAATTAATATTTATAAATAAATTTAGGCCTATGGTTTTATTTCCAGTGCCTGTATTAGTTATTGATCTTGGTATTACTCTATTTCCCGAAAGTGTTGACATATTTTATATTTCCTTTTAATTAATCACAAAATATTATATCTATAATAGTATCTTCTGGAAGATTATTGACCGGTGAATTGCTTCCTATAACTGGAGTGTCGGCATACACCAGCAAATCCCAGTCAGCAGACACGCTGTAATCTGTTCCTTGACTACTTAATGGATTGACCCAGCCGCCTGTTTGTGTATAACATAGTTCTAAGAAAAATTCTATTTCACGATCACCAGGCTCTATATTGACGGTGGTTGTGCCGGTGTGAGTACCTCCAGCTTCTGTATCATTCACCTTTACGCTAATTCTATCTTTCATCTGGCCTGTGTTGCCGAACAGAGTTACAGTGTTTGATCCTCCGCTATTTACCCCACATACTCTTTGAGCAGTTAATGGTGCTATTTTTAATGTATCGGTTGAAGCACTTCCCATAGAATTGGGAGAGCACCTACAACCATCTGCACCGGCGGAAGTAGGCCAAGTAAGTGGAGACAAAGAAGTTGGACACTCGCCACAATATCTGGCCGCCCCATTAGAACAAGGAGGTAAATCTGTAGGATAACTACAACATCCAGCCGTACCACTATCACTTAATCCGCCTACTAACGGAATGGCACAGCATTCTGTTGGCCATACTGTTGGTGCATTTGGCGGAGTTGGTTCAACGTCTGTATTTCTTCTATATAACGCAGAACAACTCTTTATTGCACCGCCATTTACATCCTGCCACGATCCTGTGTTTGTTGGGTTGGGTTCGTAAGCAGAACCTACAGCAATTTTTTGTGGCTCTGACCAAGTTAATGTTGTGCAGTCATACTCAGAAGAGTATGTCATAACATTAGGACAGCACTGGCTAGGTCTTCCTGTTGGTAGTGCTGGTTGAGATGGTGCATTATCCAAGGAACACAAGCTATTATTGTTATCACCGCAACTTTCTGTTATTTCAGATCTATATGTTCTGT